GGACCGATGTTGAGCGGGTCCACCTATCGGCCGACGCGTTGCATGCGTTCGATGAAGGTTCGGCTTCTCTTGCTGCCCAAGTCCGCGGCTGACGGCACCGAGTGAGTCTCACTGTCCGAATCGCGAGTCTGATAGACAATGCTTGCACTAGCGAGCTAGTTCCGCTACCGTCACAGACACACAGCCACCGCTGAGGCCAACGCTTCGGTCGAGTGCCCCGAGAGCAGACGCTCACGGCAGACCTAATTCTCCACAAACCGCCACTACCCCCACGGGAGCAAGCCATGAAGACCAACAAGCTCGTCAAGACAGTCAACGGCATGACCGTGGATGAACTGCTCGACTTCCACCGACAAGCATTCGGCGAAACCCGAATGGAAGACAAGCCTGCCGAGGGCGACGCTCTCACCGCAGCCGACGCCGCCGTCCTCGACGCACCGGCAACCACCGGTTTCGACGCGATGGACGACGAAACTCTCGCCGCCCGCCTCGAAGAACTCACCGCCGAGTTCGACAGCCAGTACAGCGAAGGCAGCCGCGACATCGCAACCCTCACCGCACTCGCCGACGACGTCGACGCACTCCGCGCCGAGCAGACGGCCCGCGCCGACGCTGCCGCCGAAGCCGACATGGCCGCCGAAGCACTCGCCTCACGCGTCCGTCCCGCCGTCGAAGCCGCCGAGGCAGTCGAAGCGATCGCCGAAGAAGGCACCGCATCCGATACGGAAGCACCGGCAGCGGGTGAAGCGCTGGACGTAGCCACCCCGGCCGACGCCCCGCTCGACGCGCCGGTATCCGCCGAGCCGCTGGAAGAGATGGCTGGTGCCCCGGCATCCGCCGCAGCGATCACCGCCAGCGCCCGCCGCGCCGCCCCCGCCTCAATCGCCGGTCGCGCCCCGCGCCCAGCCCCCGCCCGAGGCGCACAACGCATGGCACTCGCAGCCAGCGGAGCGAAGGCCGACGGCCCGAAGCCCAGCCTTGTCGCAGCAATCGACTTCGCCACGTCCACTCACCCCGAGGTGCGTGCCGACAACGAAGTGACCTTGCTCCAGCTGGCCGCCAGCTTCAACGACCGGGCAGCATCCATGCCGGTCGGCAAGAACCGTCCCCGCATCGGCCGACTGAACATGCCGTTCGCCGAGAACCAGACGTTGACGTCGGACGCCAAGCACAACGCCGAAGTCCTCCGCGCTTCGGTCGACAACTCGAAGGTGACCGCCGAATCGCTGCTCGCAGCCGGTGGCTGGTGTGCCCCGTCGCAGCCCGTGTTCGAACAGTTCGACCTCGGCCCCGACGCTGACAACCTGTTCGACGTCCCGACTTTCGGTGGCGACGTACGGGCAGGAATCATGTTCCCCAGCATGTTCCAGGTCGGCGACGCAGACGACGCCTTCTGGGCGTGGAGTGAAACGGCAGACATCAACGCTGTCGGCGGAGTCGCCTTCACTGGCGCCATCGTCTCCAACGTCGCCACCCTCAACTTTGCGTCCGATCACGGCCTCGAAGTTGGCAACGCGATCCGTGTCACAGGATCCGATGCTTCCGGGTTCGCTTCCGGCGACTACTACGTCGTCACGGTCGTCGACTCCGACACGGTGACAGTCGCAACCGACGACGCCGACGACGCAGCCATCGCCGGTACCGGCACACCGTTCAAGCATTCCATGCGCATCCCTTGCCCGACGTGGTCCGAGGCCCGCATGGGTGCTGACGGCCTGTCGGTCACTCACGGCAACCTGTCGAACGAGGCATGGCCGGAACTGACCGCAGACTTCCTGCGGGTCGCTCTCGCCTCGCACCGCCGGTTCATGTCGAGCCGACGTATCGCACGGGTCGTCAACGACACTGTCACGGTCATCCCAGCCGATCCCGGCTCGGACGTCGCCGCCGACCTGCTCCAGATCATCGAGTTGCAGGCTGTCGACATGCGCTCCCAGTACCGGGTCGGCGCGAACACTGTCGTCGAAGCACTGATCCCCGAGTGGATCATGCCGGTCCTCCGCGCCAACATGGCGAAGCGTGCGGGCGTCGAAAACATGATGTCGGTCCCCGACTCCATGATCAACGGCTGGCTCACGCAGCGCGGCATCAAGCCCCAGTACACCCCCGACTGGCAGCCCCTTTACAGTGGTGCCCCTGCCACCAACTATCCGGCGGCAGTCCAGGTCGCCATGTGGTTCGGCGGCTCGTACTTCTCGCTGAACGGTGGACGCATCGACCTCGGCGTCCAGCGCGACCCAGACATGAACGCCTACAACGATTACACGGCGGCATGGTTCGAGGAGTTCTGGACCATCGCACGTCGCGGCCCTGCCGGACGCAAGTGGAGCTACACGCTGACCGGCAAAATCGACGGCGAAGTCTGATACTGGCTAGCCAGCTAGTCATCTAGATCGGAGTCTCAACATGACAACCACCTCACAAGTCCGCATCCCGGTATCTCCTCCCCAGGTACGCCCGCGGCTGCACGGACTCACCACCACTTTCCTGCCACGCGATCTCGGGACACACGACCGTCTCGGCGTCGTGTGGCCGGGGAGCGGTGTGTGCGGTGGTGTCGTGTCGACAACCGACGACGAATGCCTGTCCGGCGACTCGCAGACGGCGCTCACGCTGGCCGAATCCTGCCTGGCTGGCGGTACAGCCGAACGCCACACTGTCTACTCGTATGTACGACAGTCCCTGTTCGACACTCTTGGCCGGGATGACGCCTACACGACGTCACCGGACAGCGTGTTTGCTTACTCCGAAGCGCCAGCAGTAGAAGGCATCTTCTGGGATGAGGCGACGGGTGCAGCGACAGCACTGCCTGCCGCTTCGTCGTTGCTGAGCGCTCTCGCAGAAGTCGAACAGCATCTCGCCGAGGAATACAACGGCCTCGGTGTCATCCATCTCACACCTCGTGCAGCGATCATGCTCGGCGGCGACGGTTTGGTCCGTCCGTCGGGCACCCTGACCACCCGCACCGGTACGCCGGTCGTGATCGGTGCAGGCTACGACGGCGCTGACGGCCTCACCGTTCTCGGCACCGGTGCGCCGGTCCTGTTCCGGGCAGGCACACCCCAGCAGGTCGAAACGAACGACGGAACGCACAACAGCAGCACAGTGCTGATCCAGCGAACATGGCTGATCGGCTACGACTGTGTTGCAGTCACCTCTACCCATACCCCAGCCTGATTCCAGGAGGAACAGACCATGAAGTCCATCAAAGGTCGCATCATGCGACTGACCGCCCTGGATGAATGCGGAGTACCGCTGTACGACAGCGCTCTCGGCTCGATCATCACCACCGGGTTCATCTCTGTTTCGTGGGAGCACGAAACGGAAGAGGGAACCGAGTACACGTCCGAGAATGCTTGGGGCGATTTCTGCATCCAAGAAAAAGATGCGCCTCGCGTCAAGTGGCTGAATCTTGGCATGGACTTCTGCGAGATCGACCCCGAGACGATGGTCATGGTGGCTGGTTCGCTCGCCAACTTCGACACTGACGGCATGGTCGGTACGTTCTTCGATGAGAACCGGAACGTCAACGCTTTCGCCGCCGAGGTGTGGACGCGGGCGACCGGGCAGCCGTGCAACGCTTCGGGCGAGCCGTACTGGGGCTACTTCGCTGCCGCCTATGTCCGCAACGGCATGATTGCTGGCGGTGGCACCGTGGAGAACGGCACGATGAACATGGAGATGAGCGGCAACGGATTCGGTGCTGCTCCTGACCCGTCGGACAACGCCGTTTCGGCGTGGGGCACCGGCCCGTACGCCGACTCTCCGACCGTCAACCCGTGGCCTGTCGGTGCGTTCCGTTACATCGGTATCACCGACGTCCAGCCTCCCGTGTCGAGCAACGGCGCACGCGCCATTGTCGTCGCTACCGGCGCAACCGAAGTGACCGGCGCCGAGGGCACGCTGACCCCAACGAACGCTGGCCCACCACTCACCATTGCTGGCCTGAGCACGGTCATCGCTTCTCCGCTCACGGAGTGGGCGGTTGGCAGTTACATCACGCTCGGCGATGGCAGCCTCGCCCACTGGGGCGGTTCCGCTTGGGTCGCAGGCGCATCCTGATCCTGGCTAGCCAGCTAGTCCCCGATCCAACATCATCAGAAAGGTAAGGTGGCCGCATGTCGACCGCACGCACACACAGATTGGGTGTCCCCCGCCCGAAGCCACCAACCGAGTATCCGGCGTCGCCGGTGTTGCCGGTGTCGGCCGAAGCCTTCCTGGTCTTCGGGTCGGCATCGGCAGACACTTCGCCGGAACCGGTTGATCCAGCAACAGTGGACTTCGATCCTGGGAGCCACAACGTCGACGAGGTCAAAGACTTCGTGACGTTGTACCCGGAGACGACCAGTCTCATCCTTGAACTGGAGTCGAACGGGAAGGACCGTTCGACTCTGGTCGATTGGCTGATCGACTTCGATCCGAACGGCTGACAACAGCCTTCGACTTGTGGAAAGGGCGGGCCTGTGCGCCCGCCCTTTCTGCGTTATACGGAAGAACAAGACTGGAGTACGTGATGGCAAGAACAGGATGCGAGGAATGGCCGATCATCGGCTACGCCGATACTGGCAATGTTGATGATGAGGTGCTGGATTCCGCAAAGTCGGCTGCCCGGGAGTTCTTGAACGGGCTGACCGGCCGCAACTTTGGTACATGCACGTACGATCAGCGGTTCCAGGTCCGCCAGTATCCGTCAGACCATTGCGCCCCGACGTCATGGAACGGTACGCGCTTGATCTCCGATGGCATGTGCTGCGCAATCAAACTGCCTATCGGCCCGGTGCAAGCGATCACTGATCTTCGCGTCGACGGCGTGACGCTCGACCCTGCCAGCTACACGATGATCGCTGGCAACAAGCTGATCCGCATATCTGGCTGCTGGCCGTCTTCCGGCGGCTGCGAGCCTGGCCGGGTCAAGGTCACCTACGTTGCCGGTGTGCCGCTCAGCGTCGGATCCAAATATCACGGTCTGGTCGGGGCAGCGATGGGCGAGGTGGTCCGTGAGTACGTTTCGGCGTTCGCCGGGAACGCGTGCAAACTCCCGTCGCGGTTTGTTGCTGTCCAACGGCAGGGGATCACGACGCAAGCGCTCGACCCAGCCCTGTTCTTGAATCTCGGGCTGACCGGTATGCCGCTCACGGACAATCTGATTCGGACTGTCAACCCGAACGGTTTGCGACGCAAGCCTCGCGTCGTTTCGATCGACGGACCACGTCGGCGCTAGTCGGCTAGTCTCCAGTCATGCCACTGAACAGTTACGGCGAGCTCTTGGCCCGGTCACCTGCTGACGTCGCCGAGGTACTGATGAATAGGGTGCTCGAAGCGGTCGAGGCGTCCACGGCGAGCGAGCCGATCATCGACCACCATCTTTTTGCTGGCGATCTAGTGTGGGATGAGTGCTGCGGTGTCTTGGCGGCAACGTGGACTCGCATTTTCAGCACCCAGACTTTCCCGCAGCCGGTGACGAACTTGACGATCTGCGACAACACGCTGCTGGCGGTCGATGTCGCCGTCATCTTGCTCCGGTGCTCGCCTGTGATGGATGACAACGGCAACCCGCCGACGACGGCGGAGATACAGGCTTCTGCTGCGTCTATCGGCGAGGAAGCTGCTTTGATTTACAACACTCTCACTGGCGGGTTGCCGGAAGGCTGGGAGCGGGCGGGCGTCGAGCAGACAATCCAGAACGAGGGTGGCTGCGTTGCGATTGTTACTCGACTGACGATCGGATTGCCGCAGCAAGACTGGTGTAGCTGATGTCTGTGCGCAAGTTGAAGATTGACGGCGGGACCGTCATTTTCAACGACGGGGCGGTCGGCATCATGCTCCGGTCGGCGAACGGCGACGTCGGCAGGGACGTCCAGCGCCGTTCGTATGCCGTCCAGAAACGTATGAAACGGTTGGCTCCGGTGAAGAGCGGGAAGCTACGGAACGGTATCCGTGTCGAGTCGGTACGTGAGTCGCCGGAGGGTCCGGCGTCTCGGGTCATTTCTGATGCACCTCACACTCTGGTCAATGAGTTTGGCCGAGGCCCGGTTAACGCTCCGGGTCGGTCGGGGTCTATGCGGGTGAGGCCGGGGCAGCCACAGGTGGCGGGTGGCCTTCGGTGGAGTAGCGATCCGAGTACTAGTGGTCGGAGCGGGTGGCTGCGGTTTGAGAACAAATCTGGCAATCTCGTTTTTGTGCGTGGGGTCGCTCGCGCAGAAGGCAGCGATTTTATGAAGAACTCGATTGATGCTGCTCTCGACTAGTTGACTAGTTTGCTGCGGCCGATGCTAAGGTGCTGACCTATGGCAAAGCACAGTTTCGGAGCACCAGTCGAAGACGACATCCTGGAAGTCCAGGGAAAGGAGTACCGGCTTCAACCGTTTGGGATGCGCGCGTTCCGCGCGGCGATGGACAAGGCGGCGGAGGCGACAAGAGTCCAAGATTTGGAAGGCCCAGAGCGGGCGGCCTCGGCGTACGCCCTGTCCATTGACTTGATCATCAACGCCGTTCATCCTGACGAGCAGGAAGCGATGCTCGCACACATCGAAGATTCGATGGCCCCGGCGCTCGTCAGTCAGATTGCTTCTGCGATCATGCGAGGATTGACGGACGTGGACCCTACGCAGCCGGGATCATCCTCGGATGGATCATCCAAGACTGGGGAAGATTCGACGGATGGTGCCTCGGACGAGGAGCCGACCCAAACCAACTGAGCGTCCGTCGCGCCGTGAACGGCTACCTGTTCATGCTGCGCGACGGTGCTACGGAGAAGTTTCTGGACATTCTGGAGATGCGTCTGGAGCCGCCACTTGAAGTGAGGGCTGCCCGGATGCGTGAGGACTGGGATGATGACGAAGCGTTCTCCGGTTTCAGCGAGGCTAGCGAAGGGTTCGTAACTAGCTGACTAGACTAGTTGCAAGTCTTCACGCCGCGTGATAGGTTGCTCTCCTATGAGCAAATACAAGTCCCTGACTGAACCAATCACACGGCGTGAAGCCTGCCTCATCCTGGAAAGAAAGCAATTCGACAGTGCCGTGAGAGCAGGCAGAATCTCCCCCATCGGCAAGCAGGGAGCGGACGGCGAAGTCGACTATACCGCAGTGGCAGCGCTCACAGCGCCACTCCTGTTCCTGCAAGAGGAAGTGCGAACGATCGCCGCCGACAACGCCGTCCAGTACACCGCCGAATCAAAGCTGCACGCAGCCACCGCCAAAGCGCTCGGCAGAACTCAGCCGCCGCTGACCCGCCGCCAGATCGCCGCACTGTTCGGCAAGCGTCTGACTGGCATCCTCATCAGGTCCGGCCGGATCGTCCCCGACGGTGCCCTGACCGACACGCAGACAGCGGCACACACCTACGATCCGATCGAAGTGTCGTCCGTCGCCAACGATCTCGCCGAGCAGTACAAGGCGGAAGCCGTCCTGGCGGCACGCGGCGCAAAGACACGGATCCCGGCATGAGCCTCATCGTCGGAGTCGACCCCGGCAAGACCGGGGCGATCGCTCTGCTCGACCACCTCGGCGAACTGATCAGCGTTTACGACATGCCGATCATCGGCAAGCATGTGTCCGTCGCTCAACTCTCCGAAACCTTCTCGTCCCTCACGCTTCCGCTAACAGTAGCTCGATGCGCGACGGTCGGCGAAGCTATCTGCGTGATCGAGGACGTGTCTTCCTCGCCGCAGATGGGTGTCACGTCAGCGTTCAGCTTCGGCCGATCGAAGGGTGTAGTCGAAGCAATGGCCGCAGCGCAAGGAATGCGACTCGTCTACGTCTCGCCCGCCAAATGGAAACGCGACATGCGGCTCAACAAAGACAAAGGCAAGGCACGGGAAATGGCGACACGACGCTGGCCGCAGCACGCTCGCTCCTTCATGTTGGTGAAGCATGACGGCCGCGCCGAAGCCGCACTCATCGGACTGTGGCATATCAACCACGGAGAAGGCTCGAACCAGTGATCGAACTGCGACCGCCAGCAGACGCCGACAACTACCGGGTCAAGGCAGGAAGGTTCGGCGACCGGTTCTACTGCGACCCTCTGCCAGCCGACCCAGTGTGGGGAGCTACCGGCGACAACGAGATTTACCCGTCGATCTCCACAGTCAAGAAAGCTGTCGGGACCGACTGGTCGCGGGCAATGGCGAAGCGGCTGTCTCAGAGTCCTAGCCAGCTAGTCGAAATCGGCAACGTCGACAACGAGTTTGAACGCAAAGAGCGGATCAACCTGCTCTCGGCGGCCGGTCTGAACAAGGCGGGCGACCGCGGCAACATCGTTCACGCCCACGCCGAAGCCTTGCTCGCCAACCGTCTGCCCATCTACCAGATGACCGACGCTGCGAAGCCGTACGTCAGAACCACCGACGCTTTCTTCGCCGCCTACCAACCGAAGCAGATCGCCGTCGAGTTCGTCGCCATCTCCCGGTACCTCAACGCCGCCGGAGTCCAACGCGGCAACGAATACTTCGGCTACGGCGGGACCGGTGACGCCGTCGTCGAGATCGACGGCAAGTACTATCTGGTCGACTGGAAATCCAGGCCCGAGGACGGCAATCATGCGGCCCACCCGGAAGAGGGTGCACAGGTCGCCGCCTACGGCAAGGCCGACTACTGGATCGTCGCTGACCCAGGCAGCCAGCACGGAGCGAAACGGATCGCACCGCCAGAACTGGCGGGTGGCCTCATCATCTCGATCAAGCCGGACAGCTACGAAGTTTTCCCGATCGACCTCGACGAGGGTTTCGCCTACTGGACTGACATGCACGCATGGTGGCAGGCGCTTCGCAGCCAGAACCGTTCACTCGGCAGGAAATGGGCACCGCGGGCTGAGCCGTCCACTAGCCAGCCAGTCGAGCCAGCCGCCGAGCCGGTCAACGAACAGGTGGCCGTGGTCCACGATCCGTCGCCGACGGTGACGAGCAACCGGGCCAGGTTCAACGCTTTGACCGAAGTGCAGAAAGCCACAATCAGAGAGACGTTCAAACGGTTCGGCGTCAACCCGAACCGCAACGAGTTCGTCATCCGAGTGTCGAAGTTGCTGGCCGAGATAGAGCAGCGGCCATCGCTCGCTCAGATGGTGGAGACAAAGGCGGAGCAGGAGGCCGCCCACCCTGCCCCGCCACCCGCCGAACCAGAGATCGACCCGCTCGAAGCTGAGGGGGGACCGGCCACTGATGAGATGATGGCCGAAGCCCGACTCATGTTCGACATGGTGCTCGACAAGTCGGGCCGGGAATGGACGGGGTTCCGGGTGAAGGAGAGTAACGAGGCGGAGGTTCCGTTCCAGCTATCGAAGCTGCCCTCGATGAAGCGAGGACATTTGTATCTGGCGCTCTGCACTTGGGCGGCGTGGAGGCAAACCAAGGATGACGGTTACGGTGAGATGCACGACCCTCTGCTCGCTGACGAGGCTGAGGGAAACGTCGAGTTCACGGCCGTCCTCGCAATGGTCGACGGACGCTTCCCGGTGTTAACGCTCGGCCATCGTCTCGGAAATCTTTCGACAGAACAGGCCGTGAGACTTGCCGTCGAGATCAAAGAACTGGTAGATTACGAATCCGGTAACAACGTAGCTACCGCAAATGAAACACAACCCGCAATTCAACTAACCACAGAAGAAGGATAAAGCAACATGGCAATTCAACTCGGAGAACAGCACGCAGCCGGATCACCGGTCGTGAAACGCACAGCACTCGGACAGAACTTCGTCGGTGCAGTCATCAACGTCGAACGACGCAACCGTACGAAGAAGGACACCGCAACCGGGATCATCGGGCCGCTACTGAAAGCGGACGGCAACCCACGCCAAGAACTCGTCGTCAAATGCCTGGTCATGCCAGGCACCGACTCTCCCGCCGGACTCGGCGACGAACAAGGCGTCCCCGAAGCAGGAGAAACAGTCCGGCTCATCCTCAAAGGCAAGTCGTTCGCAGACTGGATCCAGGCGGAACGCGCACTCGGACGCCAGCTGCAAGTCGGAGACTGCGTGAAGCAGCGCACCAACTCGGCGCAGGTCTACGACTCTGACGGCAACCCGAAAGGCCAGCTACTCACCACGCAAGCCGAACTCGACGCAGTCCCACGACAGATGACGGTCGGCGTGTACGCAGACTTGAAGCTGGTGGCCGGAGAAGGCGAATGGGTCGACAAGGCCGAAGCCGCCTACCGTGCAGAGAGCGCCATCAAGCTCGCCGCCACCGAACAGACCCAAGCCGACGCCAACCACGTCGAAGAGCCCTGGTGACCGGTCGCTAAACTGACCGAACACTTCACCGACTAGGCAGCTAGTCAACCATTCGTAACAGGCCGACGCCATGCCCCCTACACGGCGTCGGCCTGTTGCATCCACATGGCTAGGGGCCACCAATGAAACAACCGATCGACGCATTAGAAGCAGCAGCCAGATATGTGGCATCCGGCTACCGGGTGCTCCCAATCAAACCTGGCGAGAAACGCCCACCGATGAAAGAGTGGACGAAGGCGGCAACGACCGACCCGACCACCATCGTCAACTGGTTCGCACCAGACGGCACCTACCACGACCACGGCATCGGACTCGCCCTCGGCTGGCAAGACACCCCGTTCGGGCAGCGCTGCGTGTTCGCCATCGACCTCGACGAACACGACCCCGACCAATCAGGCGGAGCAGCATGGCAACGGCTCGTCATGGAACACGGCGACCCCGGCGACACCGTCACCGCAGCAACAGGCGGCAACGGAATGCACCTACTGTTCGCCTCCGAGACACACGTCCGCAACGGCAAGCTCGCACCCGGCGTCGACGTCCGAGGCGACGGCGGACAGATCGTCGTCGCCCCAACCATCCACCCCAGCGGCCAGCCGTACGTCTGGCTCGAAGGCATGGCGCCCTGGGAACACGAACTCCAAGACGCACCCGACTGGCTCATCGAACTCGTCACCGAAACCGAACGGCCACCGAAGCAACGCATCGACATGCCCGTCAACAACGGCAGCAGCGGCAGGATCGGCACCGAGAAAGGGCCAGCCGACATTCTCCGAGAACACTGGAACTGGGCTGACCGGCTCGGTGCAGCCGGATGGAAGTTCAGCCACTCCCAAGGGAACGACGAACACTGGGTGAGGCCAGGCAAAGAAGTCCGCGAGGGAACGTCGGCCGTCCTCCACAACGACACCGGCGTCCTCGTCCTGTTCTCCACCGACGCCAGCGTCCACACACTGCACTCCACCGGCTCGACCAACCCGGACGGTTCCGTCAGCCTGACACCGTTCCATTTCTTCGCCGCGACAGCACACGGCGGCAACACGAAAGCAGCGGCGTCGACGATCCGGCTGAAACACAACGCCGAGCAGGCAGCTAGTCAGCTAGTCAGTAACCAGACGGTTACCCGACGTTTCGTTGACCCCGACGACGACGACGAACTCGACGGTGACCTCGACGACGACGACGTCCCAGTCAACCCACACGACGACCTCGGCCTGATCAACTGGAGCGAAGCGTTCGGCAACCACGCACCAGAAGTACCGATCATCGCTGGACTTATCTTCCCTGGCCGGTGGACTGCGCTTGTCGCACCCGCCAAGGCAGGCAAGTCGACGTTGGCGTTGCACATAGCTCATCGACTGGCGCGCGGCATCGACCCGTGGGACGCCAACCTCCTGCTACCTGACGGGCCTATGGCTGTGCTCTACCTTGACGCCGAGATGGGCAGGCTCGACACTGTGGGCAGAGTCAAAGCGATCCCACTTTCGGCGAGCGACCTCGACAACCTGGCGTACACCGACCTGCCCCACAAGCTCGACCAGATCGAAACAGCCTCATGGCTTGCCCGGGCCGCCAACCTGATCCAGCCGTCCGTCGTCATCCTCGACGGCATCAACGGGTTCGTCACCGGCGCAGAGAAAGATGACACGCCGTGGCGAATGCTCTACGAGTTTGCTATCGCACCGTTGAAGCGGGCTGGGATCGCCGTCATATCAACCGACAACACCGGCAAGGACGAGACGATGGGGGCGCGCGGTTCGACTGTGAAGACAGACAAGGCCGACGCCATTTTTACGATGCGCGCCGGTCGCGACGAATACATGCACCACACCACGACCATCACTCGCAAGCACGCACGCACCACTTCGTTCGTCGATCAGATGACACTCATCGTGAAGGGTGTCGGCACCGGCCAGATCGAATACGTGAGGCCCGGTGCCGCCCGGTCGGTGCCAGCCATCGTGACCCGTGAAGACATTCTGCGGGTGTGCCGAACACTCACGGCACTCGGCCTCCCTGTGACTGCCAGCGTCAACGAGGCGGCCAAGGAGCTACGCATCGAAGGCTTCTCGGTGAGACAGTCGATGATCGCATCGGCTGTCGAGTACCGGAGGGAAGGCAACCCGGTCGATCAGGAAGGCGACCACCTGCCGACCGTGCCACCTAGCCAGCTAGTCAACGAAGTACCCGAGCAAGAAGAGGATCTGTTCTGATGACCGACGCTAACTTCATGGAAGCCGACTGTGTCCACGGTGGTGTGTGGCACGACTGCGACCAGTGCTCCGCCGACGACCAAGAGATACGCGACGCCGAGCGCCGGACGCTACGGATCCTGGTGGCACGCATCGAGCTACTGTTAGCGGAAGCCGACGCCAGCATCAGGTCAGGTGACGACTGGAGCAACATCTTCATCCACGTCGGCGACAGTACGGAAAAGCTTACGTGAGCCGCCCGCTATGGGCGTTGGACGAACTCGACCGTGTGGTCGGGTCCGAGGCGCTGGCTTCTTCGCCGACCCGATGGAACGTCGGCCAGGGAGAATGGGATTACCTCCATCTGCTGCCACGCAAAACTCTCCGAAGGTTGCGCGGTGCCAGGTACATGCGGGTCGGCGGGATGCAGCCGGACGTGCTCGCCGAACTGATCGCACCGAACGTGGCTGGTTGCGACTCGACTGACGCAGCGATGGAATGGTATGTGAAGACGTGCCTTGTTGCTGTCGCCGAGGCACGTCTCATCGCCGGACGCAAACATCGGCTACGGGTCGCTCAACGCAACGGCCACCAGAACTACTACCAGTACCGGACGGAGTCCGCAAAACGGCAAGGGTACGATTCGGTCTACAAGATGCGGAAAGGCAGGGGCTGGGGATGAACCATCCGATCACTGGCAAGCCGTTCAACTACGATCTGGTTTGCCGGACGTGTGTCCACTTCTCTGACAAGATTCGCAACAGCCGCAGTGTCAAGTACCGGACCACTACCTGCGCTCTCGACCCGGAGAACCGCAACCTTGCCAACATCGTCGGGGTCAGCTGGGCTGCGCATCCGGCGTGCTCTCAACACAAGCACTAGCAGGCTAGTGAGTGAGGAGGACGGTGCGGTCAGTCAACGCCCCGTCGAGTTGTTCCACGTCGCAGTCCATTGCTTTCTTGTCGGTGCGGTTGCGGACGATTCTTGGCTGGACTAGCCGTGGCGTTTCTTTGCTGGCGACGTAGAGGTATTCGACTTCGACGACGCTGCCGAGCTCGACGGCCTCTCTGCCGATCAGCGAGCATCCGCCTACCTCGATCAGCTGGTCCCCTTTGACCAGTCCGAGGACTACGGAGGTGGGACTTTGCTCGATCACGATGCAGTCCACGGTCTGTGTAATCTTGATCTTGAGAACGTGCCGTGTGCGTGTGTTTGTCCTGCTGTACGTGCCGGTCCTGCGCTTGACTACAACGCCCTCGCCGTTCTGCGCTATCACCTTGCCCCACAACTCCCGCTTGGCGGCTGTCGTGGACGCCGACGGCAGTATGTGGACGCGGGCACGGCCGACCATGTCAAGCATTGGCGATAGCGCCTCAAGGTAGGAGCGGCGCACGCTCTGCGGCTCGCGGGTGAGGTCTGTGCTGACGACCGTGGTGATATCGAACAGCCAGAGACGTCCGTCTGCCATGAGTTCGCCGTCAACTGCCAGGCCAGGCAGGCCGCCCAGTTCGGCGGCGATGGCGGGATGGTGACGCACGCCCGACTTGGTGGAGAACGAAACGATCCCGTCGTCGTTGACTGTCACTGCGCAGCGGACGCCGTCGAGCTTCTGCTCCATTACCCAGTCGTCATCGTTGATGTAGCGGTCCACCGACAGGACGCTGGCTGAGTGATACCGCATGCTGCCTGCCGAGTTTGTCATACTTCAATCAGTATAGCTAGCTTGCCACTGGTTTGCAAGCTGGAACGCAAAGAACCCCCCGACCGTAAGGTCGAGGGGTTCTCGCTAGCTGGCTAGCTAATCAGGTGTCGATGAAGACGGGTCAACGTCACCCTCTTGCGGTGCATTGAGGCTACCGAAAGCCAGACATGGGATGCACTGCCCCTTGTAAAGCTCGGTGGCCGGACTACAACAGTAGTCACACCGACGGCCGGTGTATTCAGCCGCCATCAGAACAACACGATCTCAAGAACACACCCGAGGACGAATAGCAGCGGGATCGCTGCGATCATCAGGCAGTGGCGGAAAGTGATTTGCTCTTCGTGCTCACTCATACCACCAACCCTGCCTTCCTCAAATCACGGAGCGCCTGCTTGCCAGCATTGCGATCCGACGGAGAAGACGACACTGTCACCCGCCCCCCACTGGGCGGGCACCAGTACTCGTGCCCGTTCCTGTTCGTGATCGTCCAACCCAACCGGCGGGCCAGCTTCGCCGCATGATCCAAATCCTTGTGACGTCGGGCCATCACTTCGCCTTCGCTTTCGACCCGGCCGTCGCCTTCTTCGCAACAGCCTTCTTCGCAACAGCCTTCTTCACCGACTTGCGTGCCTCCATCGACGCAGCGATGGACGCCGCTAGCTCAGCCATCACATCGACCACGACCACAGACGGCGCACTAGCTGGCGAGTCGCCAACCGCCACGCCACACGACGCCGCCTTCGAGTCAATGAACTCTTGCACCTTGACCGGCGTGTCATCAATGACCGGCTCTGACATGACACCGACCGAGTCGATGAACTGGCCCATCATGTCGATGGCGCCATCAGCATGTTCGATGACCGGCAACTCACGGGCCTCACGAACGGCATCTGCCGTGATGATGGTCCGCATGTCGCCAGTGTGATCGAGCAGCCCGAACCGTGGGCCGCCACGAACCACGAACCGGATGAGTGCCTGCACCTGACGGTTCGCCATACCGGTGAGCAGCAGCGAGAACGCCGCCTGGTTCGCCACCTGAGCGGACGCCCGCTTGTCGTTGCGGGCACGCACCTGGACCAGACCGTCGATGACATACCTGCCAGCATCGGCAGCCGGTACGAACGAGACGATCTTGGCCTCGCCTGTATCGCCGTACACTTCGGCCAGGTCGGCGTCGTCGACGACAACCCACTTGCCAGCACCCTTGCCCGCTGCGGCTTCCGCCATGCGAGTCACGTTAGCCGGGTCGATGATGTCGCCGGTGTCCTTGCGGACATGCACCCGGCCGACGCTGATACCCGGGTCGCCGTTGAGTCGTTCGCTGCGGTTGATGGCAACGTCTGACACTGCGGTATAGATAGACAGCGGGAACATCATCGACCCTGCGGTCAACGTGATGCTGTTGGTGGCCCGACTCGGTGCCGCTGCATTGCGGTCGAGTGTGATGGGCGTGGTGGTTGCGTTGTTCATAGTGTTTCCCTCCTGGGAATTGTTGTTGATGTTGGTTGATTGATTCTTCATGAGCTTGTCTTTCGGAGAATGCCGAACACTGCGCCGGTTGCGGCGAGCATCAGGGAGAAGCTGACGAGTGCGACAGCGCACACAAACTTGAAGGTCCATTCGAGAATGGACCAGAGCACGCTCTGCCATGTTGGTGCTGGTTGATTGTTCATGTTGCTTTCATTATAGCTAGCTTGTCATGGGATTGCAAGCGCCGGTAACACGGTGGTTACCGGCGCTGACTAGCCGACTAGCTCACCACGGACAGCCGTGACTACGCTTGCCACTGTCACACAGAGGACAGCACGGCCGCCGCCCCAGCAGGTAGCGGAGAAAGCAAACCCACGACGGCACGTTGCACCACTTACACCGATGCAAACTCATGACTGATCCTCAAGCGGGTGCGGCGTATCTCCACACTGGCAGCACTCGGCGTCAACCCTCTCAATAGGTGCGTCCCACCAACAGACACAATGCCGACTCCCATCGCACGCCCATGCGCCCGTACACACTACGCGTGTGGGATTACCTAGCAGACGTGGCTTGCCATTCCCTTGCACGATCATCGCGCCACCGACGAACGGACACGGTCCACCAACAGTGCACCAACAGCCGGACCGAGGTCGGCTGCATGTTTGATCTGATGCAACAAGACATCGACCCCACTGAAATGATCGACCATCGCCCATTGAGACATCCCGATACCGAACACCGCAACCAACACGCCAGCCGAACGCATCCCACGCAACTCGTCCAGGCATCTACCGTGCTTCTCCCACACGCCATCAGTGGCGACGATGCACACCTTGTTCGGCTCACGCTGCTGAGAAAGCCAGGCACTCGCAGCGGACATCCCGACCAACGGCTCAGTCGAACCTTCCAAGCTTCTCGGTACCCACACCCCGTCGCCCACCGAAGCAGGCAACTCTTTGCAATACGATCCGAATGACCACGCCTTGAACGAACCGCGCACCGACTGGACTGCACGATCAACAGCCCACACGGACTGCATCGCACCGACCAGACCATCAGAACCCATCGAACCGGAGACGTCGGCGAGCATCGCCACCGCACACCCCGTCGAGCGGAGAGCGCCAGGATCATGCCGGTCAAACATCTCCTCGGCCCGGGTAGCGCCACCCTCACGCACCACCCGGGCCACGTTGAAACGGCCCCGGTCAACACGCCGACGCAGGCCAGGACGGACACCGTCCATCAGGACACGCAACTCTCGGGCGATCTCCGACTCGGCAAGCTGGACTGCCACCGACACGGATATCCCATCAACCTGGGCGTCAGCCAGCTTGATGGTCGGCATCCGGCCGGACACAACCGTCTGAGCAACCTCTTTCAGCCGCTCGTCCTGCTCCAGTGCAGAGCCGATCGCTTTCGACCATTCCACTAGCCGCCTAGCGTCCACGTCTGAGTCGCCGCCGCCGCCGAGGCCATCGGATGAGCTATCGAGATCGCCGTCAGCGGTGTCGTCGCCGTCGCCGTCACCGCCAGCCTCATCGCTGTCGCCAGCCTCATCGCTGTCGCCAGCCTCATCGCCGCCGTCAGCCTCATCGTCGCCAGCCTCATCGTCGCCAGCCTCGCCAGACTCGTCGCCGCCTCCAGCCTCGTCGCCGCCTCCAGCCTCGTCGCCGCCTCCAGCCTCGTCGCCAGCCTCATCGTCGGCCTCGTCGTCAGCCTCATCGTCGGCCTCGTCGTCGGTAACCGTCTGGTTACCGTCGTCGTCGTCGTCGTCGTCGCTCGACGGGTCGCCAGGATCAGTCCATTCACGGGGGACAGAACCATCTACGGCGTGACTGCCGCAATCCGATCCGAAGTCACCGACCAAAGCGTGCATACGATTCACAATGTCAAGCGCCTCGACGCAATCCTCAGAACCAGGATCGACCAACATCGAATATCGCATCGTCAGATCACGAACAGCGTCGGCGATGTACCCCGAATGCTCGGCAGCAAACGCATCGTACGCCTCAGACCGAAGCGCCAAAGGAAGATAGGTGCGGCCGACGAGTAGCGGATACACGTTGCTCAAATTGAGCGGACGATTATTGACAGGCTTAAGCAGAATGTGAGAGACGGCGCCCATCATGTGCGGCGCCCACCCCGGGAAGTCACGCAGCAGCAGCCGCTCGATCCGGGCATCCTCGATCATGTTCCACGTACGATGCAGCCGCCCGCCCTTAAGCGACCTACTCAACGGCTCATCGTCACGGGGTGAGTACCGGGAATGTGCGAAACCGTGCAACGCAGCACCGCACCACGCAGCAATCGCCGTCGGCTTACCGGTAGCCATCGACGGCAAATACCTGGAGCCAAGCGTCAAGTACCGACCGCACGACGACGTGGACTCAGGACCGCAGGCGCTTCCCGACACATAGACCTGCTCAACAAGCGAGCCGTTGATCTGACACACGACGCCGATGTACTCGGCGAACCGTGCCAGGTTGGGTACCTCGGAACCCGGTATTCCTTCCACTCGAATTACAAGTTCACTGTTCATAGCTAACCCTCCTGGGTTGTTGGTGGAATGCAGGATGCACGCCCTACTACCATCGACGAAGCCGATAGCACTAGGCCGTGGCCCGGTAACCGTGCGGTTACCGGGCACTAGCCGACTAGCTCGACGCCTTCAACTCGGCGACGATCATGTCGATCCGCCCGTCGATCGTCGTCTCGATCACTTCCTTCTCAATGCCAGTGAAGTCTTCGAGCAGGAAACCGAGCGCCGCCTCAGCGTCACCGTGGTAGCGGACTTTCTTCTGGAAACGGAGCAGCGTCGAAGTCGGCAGGATCGAACGGATATGAGTGTGAGCACGCACCGCCCAAGCCACATCGAGCAACGTCTCAGACCCGATCAAGACGTCTTCGGTCGGCCGGTCATAACCCCACGGCAGCTTCACGAACCGGCGGGCAACCGCCTCATCGACCTCGAACGTGCCAGCATAAGACGGCGGGTTCGCAGTAGCAGCGAACATCAACGTCTTGGCTTTGAACGTCGGCAGATTAGCCTCCGGCACCGACAAAGTGCGGGCCTCCGAAGTGATCGACATAAGCTCGGTCGCCCCGACCGCATCCATCCGGTTGATCTCGTCGAACAGTACGACGCCGGGCAGATGGCGGGCAGCGAACAGCAGGTCACCCTCAAGCCAGCCCTGAACATCGTCACGGTCAGTCATCAGACCGCCGACAGTGGACCGGCCCATCAGGTTCGGGATCGACATATTCGGTGAGCAGTCGACTCGAAGATACGGAAGCCGAAGTAGACCGCAGACGTACTCGATGAGCGTCGACTTGCCGGACCCGGCATGACCGCAAACCATGATGTTCTCGCTGAGCACGATCGCATCGACGACATGCTGCACGCCGCTCCGGCCGAACACGTCACGGTCAATGAACGAACCCTCGACCGGCACGTCAGGGACGAACGCAGCAGCACGCCGCCAATGCTCCTCCGGCACATCACGATACAGATCAAACACTGGCTGCCCCTCGACGACCATCGTAGATATGATGTTCTCGACGTCGGCGACAGCGGTGGTGGTGGTGGTGGTGGACATGGTAACCCTCCTGGGTTGTTGGTGGAATGCAGGATGCACGCCCTACTACCATCGACGAAGCCGATAGCACTAGGCCGTGGCCCGGTAACCGTGCGGTTACCGGGCCCTAGCCGACTAGACCAGAGTCACGGCTTGACCTTGACGTTCAACACGGGACGCGTCGGCGTCTTAACCGCCGCCCTGACCGGCGTCTTGACCGCCGTCGTAGGCTTACGCTTCGACGACGCCGACGAACCACTCCGGCCCGCCGCAGCCGTCGGCGCAGCCGGTGCCTTGGCCTTGGCCTTGGCCTTGGCCGCCGACCGTGCATCGAACGCCTCGAACACGTCGACGATCTGCCGCACCGCCTTAGCCAACGCGGCGTCAACCGACAGGTCGGCGACAGTCAACCGAGCATTGATGGCGTCAGCCAAGGTGAGCAAGCCGATCGTGCCGAGGTCCAGCGGGGTAGCCCCGCCGGTAACCGCTTGGTTACCGGCAGCTAGTCTTATTGAATCCTTCCAACGTCCAGCAGCAGCATCAGCAGGCTTTTTCTTGCCGTTCGACTGGGGCTTGTGATCAGGGTCGGCGACCTTGAGCCGAGCGACAACGGAAGCCTTGGTGACGTTGCCCGGACCGCCCATATTTTTGACGAGTCCCGCCAGGATCTTGCCGCCAGCGTCAGAACCGAGCCGGTTCAATACCTTGTGCGCCTCAAACGAGACGCCGTCGACACGGTCAGCTGGCGCCCACACCTTGACCACCGAAAGCTCATCACGGATCGACTTGAGCTTAGACCGGGCATTCTTCGTGGACCCGGCGACGCCATTGGCAGTGTCACGGTGATCGCCGTGCATCTGCTTGAACAGAGCGGTATCACCGATACGGGCAACGATCTCCGTCTGCGTGTACTGCGGCATCGACACGGCGAGACTGACCACGCCGTCGAGGAACTGCCATTTTGTAGCCGACGTGGTCGCCAGCCGAAACATCTCGGCAGCCTCGTCAAGCGTTGGCGCAGCAATAGTAGTGGTGGTGGACATTGCGAACCTCCTGGTTCGTGACCGGTAACCGGGTGGTTACCGGAATGGAAACACTGACACTAGCCCGCTAGTTGATAGCTTGCAAATGGCAGTGAAGTGTGGTCGGGCAGGGTTGCCCGACCGGACAACCAACGGACACGCCGTTGGCTCTCCGGCCTGCCGGTAACCGAACGGTTACCGGCCGACACGCATCAGTAGTCCACGTCGATGCAGTAATGCGTCACCGGATCCGTGACACTCACCGAATAGACGCCACCGGCACCGGCACAATCGCCCGCCGGATCGACAGTCCAGAAGTCCGACTCGCCGACAAGAATCCACGTCTGCGAACCGTCAAGATCACACGGCGGGACATCGCCCCAACCAGACCACGTCGTCGCCGGACACGACACCGGAACAGGAACGGTAACCGGCTGGCTACCGGCACAATTGACGCCGCACACGGACAGAACAAGCGCCGCCGGACCGGCCAAGAAAGACCTGATCACTTCGACGCCGCCACTTCTGACCGAAGCGTCTCACCGGCACGCCACACGGCGATCTGCCGAGTGATCGTTTCAATGGTCGCCCCGAACGGGCAGCCGATCTCCGTGACGATATAGCAGGCAGCCTCCCGTGCCGTGACACGGTCAGCGGTACCCATCGGCACATAATCTTCGCCGGACGTGTCGCCGTAAACGACATCGTAGAACGCCGACTCGCCGGTGACGCACGGCCAGACCGTGACGACACGATCCGCAGAAGTGGACTGGAAATAGCTGGACATGAACCCTCCAAAGGGTGACGGTAACCGGACGGTTACCGGTGAATGACCGGGCAGAATTGCCCGACCGGACAACCAACGGACACGCCGTTGACTCTCCGGCCTGCCGGTAACCGAATGGTTACCGGCCGACCCGTGGCGCTGCATCTAGACATGGCACCGGTGGGATGAATGTCCACCGATGGCACGGCCGGACCGGCGAGCGTGCCGGTCTGGCTAGTCTTATTGAATCCTTCCAACGTCACACGATCCGGAAGTCCGGTAACCAAACGGTTACCGGGCCGGACGCTCGCCGAAAGCGCTGCCGAAGTCAACCCTCGCAGTCAGGGCGCTACACGACGGTAACCGGATGGTTACCGGCCGCACACGCCAGACCTGTCGACGTGCATAGCAGTAGCTCTATTGCCAAATCTTGACCATGCTCGCGCCGCTCCAGATCGCCAGTCACCTGCGAGCCGAGCCCTATAGGGCCGGCCGGTCAGTGTCGCCCCTATGTCTTCAGGGCGCTAGCCAGCTAGTGCATTGCGTGGTCAGCCGCCTACGGCGGCCGTTGTCAAATTGGGCGATGCCGCCCGGACACCGGTAACCAAGCGGTTACCAGTCTCCGGCCGGCACCGACCGGCCTAGCTCACGCCAGGTCGTCGGTGCCAGTTGCTCCGGTCAGGCCGACAGGGCGGCCAGAATGTCTTCGGTCGTGCAACCTGCGGCGAGTGCCCTGCGAGCCGCCGCCGTGACGTCTGCCAGACGTTCTTTCTTGCCCTTAGGCCGTGACTCTCGGCCGGTAACCAACTCGTTACCGGAGGCAAGCTTGCGCTTGACTTCTGCCTTACGTTGCTTCCACACGTTCTTCGCAGACAGTGTGACCGCCGCCGATTCTTCAACCGTCAGGACCATGCTTCCCGGAGTTGCCGCATTGATGCGGCGCTTAACATAGAGCGACCTAAGCGCCTCGGCCAGTTTCTCGTCGCCTAGTGCCACGACCATGATCGCCTGCCATGCGTCGCTTGCCTTAGCCTGCCATTCTCCAACCTTGACATCCGAGTTAATGACCGAAGCAACTAGTGCCCGATGGTCGGTCGTGAGTGTGATTGTGTTCGCCATTGGAATCGTCCATTCTGTTAGCGGTAACGAGAGTGTTACCGGCTTGCTCGGTGTTCGAAGATAAGTATATCGGCTTCCAAACTCGTGTCAAGGTTGCAACGGAATTGGAAGTGAAATATTCGGTACAAATGTTCAAGAAAGGTCCCCCTACCTGGGTAAACGTAAATTCAAAAAATAGATATAGACATGACGTTGTCAACCTGTGTGTGTGTACCGAAGGGTCGAAGCATTCCTCTAGCGTCTTCCCCTTCTGTTTGGTGACTGGTTGCTCATTTGGTCGCAAGCGTGGTACTGTTCCGCTATGAGCTATTTGAGTGATGATTTCAGTGATGGCAGTGTGCGTGAGATTTTCGATGCGATGTTGGAGGCAGATCAGTCGTTGGATCAGGTTGTTTCGGATCTGCGGGCGGTCGGTTTGGTTGTTGGGGAGGGCCAGCGGCATATTGTGGTGAGGTGGTTGGACGTGTTCTCGATTAACACTCCGGTTCCGTTGGCTATGCGGTTGGCTATGTTGAGTGGCTGGTTGTCGGCGTGAGCCGTCACTCTCAGTTTGGTGGCTGGCCTATCCGCGAGAATGCGGATGGGTCGCGGCAGCGTTTCGTTGAGGGCGAGTGGGTTCCTATGCTTGCCGAGTGGGCGCAGTCGGGGAAGCGTCTTCCGTCGGAGCGTCCGCGCGACAATGACGTGTTTCTCACTGCGGCGAGAATCATTTTGTGAGTGATTATGCGTACGGTCACCGGTATCGGCAGTTGCGTGCGGGGCTTCTTGGCCTGCCTTGTCAGCTTCTTCTCGTGTGTGATGGTGATGCGTCAGATTCGGCGGATCATTCTCCGCCTTTATCTCGACATGATCACCGCGAGCAGTCTGGGTGCTGCGTTCTTCGACCGGCATGTTTACGATGTCAGGGTGAGCAGGCGAAGCTGTTGTCGATGGAGTCGAAGTTCAGGAAGCGGTTGGAGAGGGAGGGCGTTGTTTTCCCCGAGGATGCCGGTGTACCGGTGCAGAGTGTGGAGTGGTTGTGATCGACGATTTAGAAGTTGGTGAAGGTGTTGGTGTGGCTGTTCAGGCTGTGCAGGCTGTGCAGGCTATGAACGAGTTGCATGTCGAGTTGGCTCGGAAGGCTGCGCGTTTGGCGATGTCTGTGTTGGAGGGGATTGACGTGAATGAGATTCCGGTTGCGTCTGCTGTGGCGTTGTTGAAGTTCGGTGTCGATTTGGAACGCAAGGCGTTGCTTGGTACTGAGGATGATGTTGAGGCTGATCCGTTTGCGGCTTTGGCTGATGCGATGAAACCGGTGAAGACTGAACCGATGAAGACTGGGCCGGAGGGGGAGTGACATGGATGCGATTGGTGAGGTGAGGACTGAGGCGGCTGATGCTCGTCGGCGTCGGGCTGATGAGTGGGGTGTGCCGGTGCGCCGGGTGAAGATGACGTACAAGTCGGGTTCGCCTGGTTCGTTCGTGTGGGACTTCGAGCTTTTGCCGAAGGACTCGTGATCACTGACTTCGATCAGCTTGCGCATGATGTTGAAGCTAGCCAGCTAGTTGTTTCGTCGTCGGTGCCGCCGTATGCCCCGCCTCGTTGGGCGTCGGCTCGGTCTGATCTGCCGACGCATGGGCATCTTGATCTCCAGGTTGCTCGTCTGCTCGGGTGGGAGCCGTTCTTTTGGCAGTCGGAGGCGTCTGATCTTGCCGGTGAGTTTGATCCGGTTACTGGTCGGCCCCGTTTCCGTACGGTGGGTGCGTCGGTGGCTCGGCAGAATGGGAAGACGTCGTGGATTTTGACGCGTGTGGCTCGTCAGCTGTTGCCTGCCGGTCAGCATGTCGCCTATACGGCTCAGGATCGTTCGTTGGCCCGGTTGAAGTGGGAGGAGCATGTCGACATTTTGATGGACACGCCTTTCGCTTCGCGTGTGAAGGAGGTCAATAAGCAGCGGAACCAGGAGAAGCTGGTGATGAAGAACGGCTCCTGGTATATGCCGGTGACGCCGACTGCGAAGAAGGCTGCGCGTTCATTGTCTCTGGATTTGGCGATTGCTGACGAGGCGTACGCTCATGTGTCGATGGGTTTGGCTGGCGCTATCAGGAACACGTTGTTGACTCGTCCTCTCGCCCAGTTCTATTTGGTGTCGAATGCTGGTGATGAGACGTCTGTTTTGTGGCGTCATTACACCGATCTTGGCCGTGCGTCGATCGGTGATCCTGATGCGACGATCTGTTGGATCGAGTATGCGTCGTCGGATGATGCGTCCCGGTTTGATCCGGTTGAGGTGCGGGCGGCGAACCCGTCGGCTGGTGAGCCTGGCGGTGTTGACTGGCTGTCGTTGATGACTGAGGTTCGTGAGTCGGATGAGGCGACGGTTCGCAAAGAAAACTTGAATCTGTGGACGTCTTCTGGTGGGCCTGGTTTGTCTCGTTGGTGGGGTCAGGCGAAGCGGTCTGGTTTCACTGTGGCGAAGGTGTTGGCTGATGGTGGCCGGGTGGTGTTCGGGTTGGACTTTGAGCCTGACCGTGATGGTGGTGCGTTGATGGCGTGTGCCGCTATGCCTGACGGTCAGGTGTTCCCGATCGAGGTTGTTGCTGTTGCTGATGATCCTGTGTCGATGGATGGTTTGGTGAAGCGGGCTGCGGACAATGCGATTGCTCATCAGTCGTGGGTTGCGGTGGGTGCGTCTTCACCGGCGGCGTCTGCGATACCGGCGTTGGAGGCGTTGACGGCGAGGAAAGTGAAGGTGAAGAGGGGTGGGCAGTACAAGACGGAGGACGCGCATCTGGTGTTTCCGGTGACGGCGCAGGGGACGTCTCGTGCTGTCGGCGCGTTCCATGATGCGGTGGTTTCTGCGAAGGTCGCTCATGTGGATGACCCGGTGTTGAACACTGCGGTTTCTGCGGTGGTTCGTCGTGAGGTCGGCGATTCGTTTGTGTGGCAGCGGCGTGATGTGACGGGCCAGTCGAGGCCGTCGTTGGTGACGGCTGCGACGATGGCGTATTGGTGTGCTCTTACTTCGGATCCGGTGCCTGCTGCGGTGACTAAGTCGCCGAGGGCTCGTGCTGCTCGCCGTCCGGTTTCCGGTCAGCCTGTTCGCCGCTAGCCAGCTAGTCTTTCCGGGGGATTACGGCTTCGAGTTCTTCGAATGTTGTGCACGCAGCTACAAGATCGGATTTGTTTTTTCCGTGAGTGATGAGCTTGCCAATTTCTGTCCGCATGGCGGTGGCGGTTTGGCCGGTGGCGTTCAGTTGGTCTGAGATGCTGTACTTGGACAGGATGCTGTCTCGTGTCTCGGATTTGATGCCCAGCAAGATGTCTTCTTTGACGTGTTCGAGGTGCTTGATGTCGAGGTTCATGGTTATCGGTCTCCGTAGATGGAAGCGCAAGCTGGGTACAGTTTGTGTGGTTCGGCGATTGTTTGCGTGCTTTCGTTGGCGATGCGCGCTGTCGCTAGGGTTTCAAGCATTCGTAGGTCGCAGACAAGTCCTGTTCCGAACGATGTGTGCAGGTTGTAAATGGAGTTGGTGTCCTTGAACCTGTAAGTCGTTTCGTACCGGTGGACGCTGCACAGAAACAGCAGGATCGTTGTTTCGGCGGGGACGACTACGGATGAGCTCACAAGGTTTTCTGTGTTGCTGTTCGCGGATCCTATTTTGTTCCAGGTGCCGCCGGTTGTCGTGGAGTAGATGCCGGTGTTCGGAGTGTATTGAACGACTGCGCCGCCGCCGTATGCGGAGTCCACGGCCGACAGGTAGGCGTTGAACGTGCGGGTGATTGGGGAAGCTGTGGTGTTTCTGATGGGGATGCAGCGCCAGCTGACACCAGAATAGTTTGTGGTGATGTTGTCGTAGTAGTAGTAGTCCTTGCGGTTGCTGCCGATGCGTCTGCCGTGGGCGTACTCTTTTACGCGGGTCATCGCGTTTTCGCCGTCGTTCACGTAGAAGGGTTGGCTTGAGCCGTTCGGGTATCCGTCGCCCATGAACATGTTGAAGCCTTGGGTGATCGAGTTGGCGTCTTGCCAGCTGTGGTAGTAGGTGGTCCAGGGGCCGGAGCTTGACCATTCTCCTGTGGAGTAAACGTTTTGTCTGGCGGAGTTGGTGATGACGCTTCCAATAATATCTGGGGTGTCTTCGGGGGCGTGTGAGGGGGGTGAGGGGGAGGCGAACGAAAGGTTGCCTGCGCCGTCGGTCCCCAAAAATTGGCCGCCGGTCCCGTCGGTCGATGGGAGCGAAAGGGCGGTGCCGCCGGATTTTTGGATTTGATCTACAATAATTTTCGACATGATGTTTCCTTGGCTGGGGAAGCTGTTTACAAAATGAGATGAACCGAGTTGGATGGGATTGTGTAGACAGAGGAGCCTGCTAGTGCAAACTCGTTTACGCTGAAAGCTACTGTGCCGCTTCCAAGAGTTCTGTCATCGCCGCTGGGTAGCGGCGATGCGACCCTGACTCCTCCGGCGGATGACGTTGCGAGTTCGAGTTGAGAGATCCGTCTTGATAGACCTATCAACATTTGGCTGAACTGTTCGACGCCTCGGCCCGAGTCGGGCGGGCCGGGTGCCCGGTCGGGTGCCCGGTCGTTGTTCACTTGACTAGGTCTGCGGTGGTGAGTCCGGCGAGCGCTAGGACGCTCTTGAGTTCTTGCGGATGGTCTGACACGATGACTTTCGGGTTTTGTCCGGCGGCTATGAGTCGCCGTTTCAGGTCTTCGGTTGTTTCTGCGCCGAGGTGGCGGGCGCCGTCTGGTGTGACGGCGAATACGTTGGAGTAGCCCTTGGGCCGCCAGAGTGATGTTGCGTTGAGCATGTTGTCGTCCTCTTCTGTTGGTGTTGGTGTTGGTGTTGGTGTTGGTGTTGATGGTGTGGCCGGTGTGAGACGGTCGGGTAATGCGATGGTGTGCGGGTCGGGTCTTCCGGCGTTTCGCCACGTTGACCATCCGCGCATCTCGTTGCATTGGATGTGCCACGGTTCGCCGTTGATGAAGGTGTGAAGCCCCCAGCGGCCAGCGTCTTCGGTGTCGGCCCACGCCGGCGCTTTGTGTTTGGCTGAGCCGTTGCCGGTGACGAGGTCGACGGCTGAGTATCCGACAGTGCCTGACGCGAACGTTTGGTCCTGATGAAACGATTGACCTTCGGGCGCAAACCCTGACTTGTCGGGCTGAGATCCGGTTGCCCGCCATCCGCCACCGACGCCGAGCAGACCGCCCTTGGCTTCGATGTAGGCGAAGAACCGGCGAGCGAACTCGGGGTGCATCTTGGCTGCGTGTTTGGCCTTCATCTGGTCAAGTGTGATGCGGTTGGTTCCGTAGCTGTCGGGGTACATGGGTTTCACACTACATGACAGGCTAGTGATGCCGATGCTGGTAGGCCGATGGCGGGGGGTGGAAGATCGGCCTGACGACTGGTGTGATTGGCGGTTTGGTTCGGCGGCGGAGGGCGACGGGGTGTGCTGGGTGGCTGGTCGACGTCGGTGAGAAGTGGACGTGTGGCGACTGGACGAATTGCCGAGTGCTCTTGGTTCTTTTTGCCATACCAAATCAGGGGACCAAATCAGGGGGGTGGATGGGGGGTGGGGTTGATAGGGGGTTGACAAGGTGTGAGAGGATCGGGGTTTCCGTAATTCGCGTGCCGGAATACCCTTATCCTATCACACCCTGTCAACCCCTTATCAACCCCCCCCTCTCCCACCCTGCCGACTGTCCGATAGTAAGTTGTTGATAGTCAGTTGTTGATAATGGGCTGTTGACTATCGGTGGTCGGTTTGTTACCTTTCTGTTTATGACGATAGAAGATGACATGATCGACCTACGACACGCCATGAACGAAGGACTCGAAGAGCTCCGCGCCGAGATCGGCGATCTACTGGAATCCCTCGACAAACGAACCAAGCCCACAACCCCAGCGTTCCTCTTGCGGGTCCAGGTTGACGATCTTGAAGGCGCAGACCTGACGATGTACCAGGCGCTCTCGGAATGGCGGTTGCAAACTTCCAAAGCCCAAGGGTTCGACGCCTACCGAGTGTTTTCGAACAGGATCCTCGCCGAGATCGTCCGGGTGAAGCCAGACACCCTGTTCGCCATGAGCGGCATCAAAGGGATCGGTCAGATCAAGACGAAAGAATACGGGGACGCCGTGCTGGCGATCGTCGAAAAAGCGGGAAGGACTTCGTGGTGAAGCGCATGATCCAGCAATACATGACCACGGCAGACGTGGCCCGCAAGATGTTCCGCAGCGGATGCCCCGGCAGGGGTGAGTATCGCACGCAACGGGAACGTGACGCCGCTGGAGCGGTGGAAGGTGTTGATTACTGCTACGGCATACACATGGGCCACGGACCGTCGATTACGTGGCTGGCAGGCTTGGTGGTCTGCGAGGCGCGCGACGGCTGTGGCGACATCAGTTATCCCGAATGGGAAGGCAGGCGCCAGCCGTGCAGCGACTGTGACACGCTCGGCTATCCGCCTGCCGTGGAGGTCGTCAGCTATGAGACGTTCATGGCGGGCGACGGAGAGAACGCCATCCGATGCACGGTGCACGGTCGGCTTGCACTCGGGACGCCTGTTGCAGTCGTGAGCGAGGTGGTTGATGGTGAGTGTATTGTGATTGGAGGCAACGGGTATTACCACCTACCCGAGTATCGCGGACACCCCAGCGACGAATACGACATCACCGACGCTGTCGCTGGCACCCTCATCCCTGGCGGAGTCGCCTACCCGATCGAGGTGGTGGGATGATCGGCCAAGAGATCACCAGAAACCGTTGGGACTACGAAAGGCTCATGCGGACAGTCCAGCCCCGGTGCGGACGAAAAGGGCCAGACAAGGCCAAGTGCATCCTGCTTCCCGGCCATCGTGGCAATGCGCATGAAGGGAACGGATATGACCAGTTCGGCCCGATGTATAAATCGTGGAACGAGGTGACGACATGATCATCACCGTCATCATCGCCACCATCCTGTCCATCCTCAACATGGCAGCAAGCGGCGAGCTTCAACCCGCCGAGCGTGGCGAACAGATCCAGGTCGTCCCACCACCAACAACCACCGTCCCAGCACCAGTCGGATTGTGGGGTGTCCCGTTCGCACCCGAAGGTCTGACAGGCTGTGACGAGATGCAGTTCTACCGCATCCAATGGGGGCTGCCCGTCGAGTTCGACCGCATCGGATACCGGGAATCGCGGTGCATCAACGCCGATCACGTCAAGACGTTCTGCTGCCACGGGTACTGGCAGATGTACACCTCGCTTCATCTACGTGACCACAGGTTGGCCCCGATGCTGGCGGCGTGCGGCGTGACACACCACAACGACCTGAACTCTGACACCCCAATCGAGAAGCAGAAGCAGGCGTGTGCTGCGTCTGCGCTCTGGTCGGTTGTTGGGACGGACGGGTGGGTTGCGACCCGATGAGGAAAGTCAGATGTCAACGCTGCGAAGTGTCACTCACCTGGTACGCCGACCGGATTGTCGGGTTCTGCGCCCGCTGCAATGACCAGCGAATGGATGACGGCCTGAGTGACCCGACTCATTGCGTTACGTCAAACCTGTACTGCCTGCGAGACCTATGAACAACATCACCGTCGAAGGAGCTATCGCTACACTCCGGTACGGGGGCGGCTAGTCTGACTTCTGTGACAGCCCTTTCCGTGATCATGTTGACCCTGGCGACAGCCCGAGTGACCTTGCTACTGACGACGGACGCGATCCTCGAACCGCCGCGCGCCGCTATCGAGAAGCGGATGCCGATGCGTGTCGCCTACCTGATGCGCTGCGACTGGTGCATGTCGGTTTGGGTTGGTGTTGTCGTGTTTCTGCTCGGATGGTATGCGCCGAGCACGGCAGTCCTGATCGGATCAGGGGCGCTCGCAGCGTCCCTGGTCACTGGCTGGCTAGTCACCATCAGCAACTTCCTCGATGCATCTCTCGATGCAGCTAGTGACCGATGATGACTAACATCGTGGTTGCCGGTCTGCTCTCTGCCCTGCTCTCTGCCCTTGTAACAATTTCCGGCTACCTTTTCGGTAGACGGAAATCTCATGCAGAAGCTTTGTCGTCTGAGGCGACCGCCACTAAGACGACCGCCGAAGCGATTGCGATACGGGACCAGAGTTGGATGAGCGTCAACAAAGAACTACGAGAACAGCTGGCTTATCAGCGTGACCGGATTGACGAACTGATTGCAAAGGTCGAAGGTTTGGGCAAAGAGAACTTGGAGTTGCGGGCCAGGGTCCGTCACCTCGAAGACTCGCTCGAAGGCTTCGAAGACTGATCTGATCTTTCTCATCTTGTAGTATTCCGACATGAACCAAGCACCCGACAATCAAGAACCCGTCCGGTCACCAGGCGAGCCCGGTCCTCTCGCCCTATTCCGGCGGATCCCAGCCGGAATCCGCTGGTGGATCTACTCGATCGGCCTGACACTGTTTGCGTTCGAAGGGATCCTCGACGCATCCGACGTCGGCTTACTCGATGAACAAATCCAGGGCATCGTGCTCGGAGTCGTCGGCCTGTTCGGTTTCACCACTGCTGTAGCAAACACCGGTTGATGACTAGCTGGCTAGCTGTCGGCTAGTCTCACCGTATGGCAAGAAAGAACTCAGGCACGGCACCGCGAGCTAAGATGATGGTCGCTTCGTCGGCACGGGTCGCTCCCGGTCGTCGCATCGGACGCACACCGAACGCTGCGTGGCAGGAGCAGGCTTGGGACTATTTCGACTCGATGGGCGAACTGCGGTTCGCTGCATCCTGGATCAGTAACTCTGCGTCGAGAGTCAGCTTGACGCTCGGGAGGGTCGGACCGGGCGGCAGCGAACCTGTCCCGGTCCGAGAGACAGCAGACCGGCCGCTTTCCCCGTTGGAGCAGGACGCTTCCCGGCTGGTCGCCGAGTTGGGTGGCGGTCCCGCCCGTCTCCCTGAGATGATGCAGCATCTCGCCACCCTCATCGCTGTCGCCGGACTCGGCTGGATTCTGATTGAAGAGGATCCGCTGTCACCGACCGGATGGAAGTGGTCTTCCCGATCGAACGACGAGGTGCGCGACACCGGCACCCATTGGGAGGTTGAGACAGGCTTGGACGACGACCCTGAATGGGATGACTTGTCGTGGAGGCCGGTCGCAACGAACCATGTGATGATGCGTGTCTGGAAACGGCATCCACGCCACCCCGACGTCCCCGACTCGCCGGTCCGCGCCGTCATTCCTGTACTGAAACAGTTGAAAGGTATCGACGCTCACGTCAACGCCACCTCGAAGTCGCGTCTGTCTGGCGCCGGGATTCTGTTTTCGCCGTCCGAGGTCGAATACCAGTCGGCCGGTGACGAAGACGACGACGGCGTCGACGGCGACGTCGAATACTCCAACGTCGACGGCCTCTTGAACGACTTGATCGACAACGCTAGCCGTGCAGCGGAAGACCCTGATGATCCGGCTGCTGTCATCCCGTTGCCGATCGAAGTTCCGGCCGAGTACATCGACTCGTTCCGGCACATGACGTTCTCGACCGAGTACAGCGAAACGGTCATCGAACTGACCGACCGTGCCGTCAGGCGTTTCGCTCTCGGCATGGACATGCCGCCAGAAGCGGTGACTGGAATGTCCGACGCTTCACATTGGGCTGCGTGGCGTGTCGCCGAAGAAGGCGTCACCATCCACATCGCGCCACTGGTCCGTGTCATCACGACCGCTATCACCCTCAACTGGTTGCACGTCAACCTTGAAGCACTCGACCATGATCCGGTGGAGGTCAGCAAGCTCGTCGTTTACGGCGACACAACTTCACTGCTGGTCCGGCCAGACAAGTCCGCCGACGCGATCGCCGGATACGAAAACCTCGAAGTGTCCGGTGACGCTATGCGCCGAGAGTCAGGCTTGACACTCGATGACAAGCCTTCGCATTCCGAGTTTCTGCGTCGCGTCTTGATGCGTTCGATGGACCGCAACCCTGAACTGTCGTCGGTGCTCCTACCGATCATCGCCAAAGACGTGATCACCTCCGAAATGGTGGAAGGCATCGACTGGTCGACGGTCAATCCTGACCAGCAGAACTTCGGCGTCCGTTCGATGGACGGCAACCAGTCACGCCGCGACCAGTTCGAGCAGGCCGGACAGTCGCAGCCGACACCGTTGAAGACTCAAGCTGAAAGCCCTGCGGGTGGGGGGATGGCGGCGTCCGTCACCACGTTCGAAGCGTTGATCGCTTCGATGGACGGCGTCGTGTACCGGGCGCTCGAACGGGCAGGCAACCGGATGCGCGCCGAAGTTGGCCGAGGCGTGCCTGGCGGCAACGTGATGGTCGCTGCGATGGAGCCGTCAGAGATTTATACGATCGTGAAACCGAAGAGCAGCCAGGTCGGGCCACTGGTGGCCGGGGCGTTCGATCGTGTCGCCGAGTTGGCTGTACGTTTCAACGTGGACGGCCCGGAACTGACCGCTTCGGTCGAGGCGTACACCCGCAGCTTGCTGACCAGTGGTGAAACCCACACTGTCAAAGCTCTCGCTAGCTGGCTAGTGAAAGCGTAAGGTGTCGGTATGAGCACCAAGGATGAGGCACTGAGATCCAAGTTGCGACGTTCGATGATCGCTGCGCTCGCCGTAGACCAGGACGTAGACCAGGACGCCGTAGACCAGGACGCGTTCGAGGGGATCGTCAACAACATGATCGAGATCCCGGCATTCCCGCCGGACGAATGGTTCGCTTCACTCCACGACGCCGAGCCGTACGACGTGGTGGTCGAACCGAACGGCCACATACACGGCTTCCCGGCAGCCTCCTGGAACGACTGCCACCTGTCGTACCCCGACGAGTGTGTGACGCCGCCCCGGTCAATGACCGACTACAAACTGTTCAAGGTCGGTCAGATCACCACGGCGTCGGGCGCTGTGATCCGCACCGGCCCGATCACACTGCGCGGCGGTCACGCATCGGCCGGGGTGAGCCGCGAGCGGGCCCAAAAGTTTTACGACGACACCGACTCCGCTGTCGCCGACGTCGCGATCGGCGACGGCCGACACGGCATCTGGATCAACGGTGCAATCCGCCCTGATACGACTGCCGCGGAAGTGCGGCGGGCGATGGCGTCCGGGTTCTCCGGCGACTGGCGGGAATGGCTAAGCAACCTTGAACTGGTAGCTTTCTCGGCCGTCAACACTCCCGGGTTCCGTCGCAAAGCGGCGCTCTATGAGCAGCCCACACCGATTTCTGCGTCTGCGTCCACTCCGGGCGGCACTTCGGGATGGGGCACACTGTGCGCAGCGATCGACATGCCACGCTCCGTGTCGTATGCCGGTGTCGTTGTTCGTGCACTCGACACCGGTCGGGTACTGATGACGCAACGTTCATGGTTCCACGGCGACGACGAAGCAACGAAAGGCAAATGGGAGTTCCCCGGCGGCGGCCTCGACGAAGGCGAAGACGCCGAGATCGGCGCACTCCGCGAACTCAACGAAGAGACTGGCCTGGTCCTACCGGAGCATTGGCGGAAGGTCGGCGAATGGCCTCACGGGGCGCACATGTCAATTCTGTTCGACGTACCAAACGAAGGCTGGGTCGCCAACGCCGTGTTCGACCCGACCGAAACCATAGGGATCGGATGGTTCGAGCCGGACGTCGTGCCGAAGATCGGCAGGCCGGAATGCGCAGACTTCGACGTCGAAGCAGTCTGGCACGAAATGACGGAAGCGCCGGTGAAGGAAGAATACACAGAAGACATGGGTGCCGTGCTCGCTTCGGCGGCCGACCGGATCGCTTCTTCGATCGGCCGCAGCCGACTCCAACTGGCAGCTTCAATTCGTGAAAGGATCTACGGCTGATGGCCCGGTTACCTTGCGCTAAGTGCGGCCAGAGCAGACGGGCACAGACGACCTTGATCGACCGGACTGCCGCTCCACGCACCGGGACTTCGTCGGTCCGATACATGGTGGGCGGCAAGCGGTTCTCCACGCTGACCGCCGCCCAGGATCATGCAGCATCCAATCCTGGTTCAGTTATCAAGCAGATGTGAGCTAGTCGGCTAGTGTTCTCTACTCGCAGCCGACCAGTACCCGCAGCCGCACATCGCTACCTACGAAAACCTGACGGTCAAAACAGCGGCGGCGGTCATCGCCATCACCGGTGTCTCGGCCATCGCATACATCGACATGACCTGATCACATGACCGGCGGGCCTGGGTTGCCGGGAGGCCGCCCCAGCCTGCAACTAGTCGGCTAGTCTGCCTGGATGGCACGAGTAGTAGTTGCAACAGCCGAAGTCCAGGTCAACGCTGACGTCAGGGGCGCTGAGTCTGGCCTGGAAGGCTTGACCGAATCGTTCAAGAAGATCGGCAGGAACGCGACTCGTGCGGCCGAGTCCGCTGAGGCAGCGTTCTTCGGAACCGCCCGGTCGATGGAGGGGGGCTTCAAACAGATCATCAGCAAAAGCGAAGACCTTGTCGCCAGCATGGCGAAGGGCGGCCAAGTATCCCGCATCATGGGCGAGTCACTGGAGAAGGCCGTCAAAGAAGCTAGGGAGCTCGGCGCAGTCGACATCGAAGCTGGCGCAATCGAAGCGCTCGGAGTGTTCAAACAGATTGTCGGCGTCATCGACGAAATGGGTGGCGGCCTGGAGAGCGCAAAAATCATGGCTGCGCGTCTGGCTGAAGAAGCAGAGGCCGTCGCCGAAGCAATCCGGGAAGCGGACCGGGCCGCCGAAAGACTTGCTGATGCGTTCCGTGACGTAGGCCGAGACATCGACCTTGCCATGAACGGTGGCCTCGAAGGACTCCAAGACGACATCAGGGAAACGATCCGCCGACTGAACGACATGGGAGGCGAGTTCAAGGACGTCGGCGTCATCGGCGAACGGGCACTCGACGGCATCACCGGGGCAGTCGACGCCGACATCAACGACGTATACAACTCCCTCAAACGCCTCGAACGGCAACTCCGTAGCGTCGAGTCCGCCGGTGGCGACGCACTCGACGAGTTGGCCGCAGACGCACGCCGAGCGGCAGAGGCCGTCGCCGAAGCAATCCGGGAAGCGGACCGGGCAGCCGAAAGACTTGCTGATGCGTTCCGTGACGTAGGCCGAGACATCGACCTTGCCATGAACGGTGGCCTCGAAGGACTCCAAGACGACATCAGGGAAACGATCCGCCGACTGAACGACATGGGAGGCGAGTTCAAGGACGTCGGCGTCATCGGCGAACGGGCACTCGACGGCATCACCGGGGCAGTCGACGCCGACATCAACGACGTATACAACTCCCTCAAACGCCTCGAACGGCAACTCCATAGCGTCGAGTCCGCCGGTGGCGACGCACTCGACGAGTTGGCCGCAGACGCACGCCGAGCGGAAGCCGCAGTCCACGGCCTGGACAGGGCAACCGACCGCGCCTCCCGGTCATTCGGCGGTTTAGGCAGCGTCAGCCGCCGGATGACCGGCGACATTCGCGGTCTGACCAGTGTGCTCGGGACCGCCGGGGTCGGATACGCAATGGTCGAAGCCGGACGTTTCGGTCTGTCGATGACAGTGGAACTGGAGAAAGCCGAGGCCATGTTCCTCGGCCTCACCGGCAGCGTCGAAGGTGCTTCCGACATGCTCGAACGTATGGTGACATTCGCGCGAGACACGCCGTACAACCTCGCCAGCGTCACCAAGTCGGCGGCGCAACTTCTGGCTGTCGGCGACGGATTCGGTGTTACCACCACCAACATCGAGGATTACCTTACGACGTTCGGTGAAGCGATCACTATGACCGCTGGCGGTGACGAACAGTTCGAACGTATCGTTCGGGTGTTCGGCCAGATGTCGTCGTCCGGCAAAGTCCTTGGACAGGACATGACCCAGCTGGCACAAAACCTGCCAGGTTACGAAGTGTGGCAAGCCCTTGCCGACGGTGCTGGTACGAGCGTCGAGGAACTGCGACGGTTGCAGAACATTGGACAGCTAGACGAACTACTCACCGGGAACGAAGCGGTAAGGATCCTGGTTGAAGGGATGAAAAATATTCCTGGTGCCGCCGGTGCAATGGAACGCCGTATGGACACCCTCGGCGGCGCTCTAGAAAAGTTCAAGGAGACAGCGCAACTCGCCGTGTCCGAAGGTCTGGAACCGTTCTCCGAGACGGCGCAGGACGTCCTGTCTAGCCAGGTCATTCTGGACTCGGTCGAAGGGCTCTCCAACGCATTCGGTAGCCTACTGTCGGAGGGATTGCAGGCTATCGAGCCGGAAATTGCCGAGTTCGCTGCCGCAGTGGAGAAAGTCCTTGTGGCGTTGGAGAGTTGGGCGCCCGTGGTCGGTGAAGTCGTCGGCATGCTCGGCGACTTCCTGTACGCCATCGCACCGGTAATTTCTTCGACCGGCAATTTCGTGTCAATGCTGTTCGAGACTGATAACGCACTAACTAAGGTCACCATCGGCATCGCCGCGCTCGCCGCACCGCTGGGCCCGTTCGGTATAGCTATCGCCGTGATAGCCGGAGTTTCGATCGCCGTCGACCACTTCGCCGGGGCGGCCAGGGAGGCGGAAGAAGTCGCACGGATACTCGCCGCCGGACAGCGTGACGTGAACGCAGCAATGGCCGAAGGTGAGCCGGAGATTCATTCAGCCGCCCAAAAAGCTGTCTTGGACCAGGCAAAAAATTTGAATGAGGTGTACCCGGAACTTGTGGCAATGATGAACAAGTACGACGTCACCATGTGGGACTTGACCAGCAGTCTGACGGCATTGCGGACCGGCACCGGCGAGGTCACCCCGCAGTTCCAGATTCTGTCGGACGCCATTGCCGCGATACCAGAAGAGGTGACGACAACCTGGGTCGGGTCGAGTTTCCTCGAGGCTGCTCCCGTAGTGGAGCAGTTTGAAACCGTCCAACAGGTGATGACGAAAACCTCGGACGTCGTCAAGGAAGAAGCGGAAGACATGACGGCCTCTCTACAGATTGCCAGCCTGGACCAAGTCGCCATCAGGGAGGAGGAAGCCAAAGCCCACAGGGAGTTGATGGAAGGACGGGCAGCGTACGATCAGGCCCGACGCGAGATGGGGGAAGCGGGGTACGCAGCCGCCAGGGCCATCGAAGAATCGTGGGGCGAACTCGACGAAGAACGCCTCGGGAAAGTCAAAGGCATCCTGAAACAGCAGGCCGACGCCTACCAGGAATGGGAAGACAACATCAACTCGTCCACTGACGGTGCTGCTCTCTCGCTCAGCGGTCTGGCCGAGTCGTCAAACAACGACATCAACAAAATGATCGCAGACCTCAACACCAACTCGGCGGCGGTCGCTGGCTGGAAGGGCAACATTGCGACGGCTGCCGCTGGCGTCGGCGCTTCGCTGGGATTGACGGAAAAGCAGACGGCAGAGTTCGCGGGGACGCTCGGCGAGGTCGGCATCGAGTTCGCACCGGCGCTCGCAATGCTGGTCGCCGACGCCGAGAATGGCGGCGCCAAGCTCGAAGAGTTCTACAATTCGACAGCCATGAGCGCTGCGGTCATGGATACGTCGCTGGTCGACTCAACACAGGATGCGGCGGGGGCTGTCCCGTCGCTGGCCGAGCAAATGTCTGACGGCGTCATCTCGATCGAAGACGTATTGAAAGCCATCCCGGCGGCGATGGAAGCCGAAGGAATCAACTTCGAAGATGCCGCCGCCGCCATCGACGCCTCCGACGAACTGACCATCGTTGGCCGTGAAGCCGTCAACGGTCTGGTCGCCGAACTGGAAGCTGGCATCAGGCGAACAAAGATTGCTGGAGCGAATCTTGGCGCGGCCATATCAGGCGGGGCCGGGGAAGAACTCATGGTCTATTCGCCGTCCAGGGTGATGATGGAAATCGGTTTCTTCGCTGCCGAAGGACTGATTCAGGCTCTTCTGTCCAAGCGGGAAGCCGCCGCCAGGGCCGCCGCAGAACTCGCCCGGGCCGTAGCGGACGGCACAAGAGAAGCGATGGCCGACATGTGGGACGGGGCCGAATCCCGATTCTCGACGGCCACAGACCTCGCCAGCGCAGCATCAGACCAGATGACCGCCGTGTGGGACAAGTTCGACGCGAAGATAAAGAACAACGAAATCAACGCCGCCATCAAGAGCAGCAAAGCCGACGTCAAAGAAGCCCTTGCGGAACTCGCGGCGGCGAAAGCGCTCACCGGTGCGGCCGGTAAGAAAGCTCTCAAAAAAGCGGAAGACCGTGTCGCCAAGGCGGAGAAGTTGCTGGGGGCAGCCGAAGCGGTCGACGCCACAGCCGACCTGGCAGCCAAAGACACAATGATTGCATTCAAGAGGGCAGGCGAAGACGCTGCCGCCGCAGTAAAGAAGGGACAGAAAGACGAGTCAGGCCAAGCCGACCTGGCAGCCAAAGACGCACTACTCGCTTTCAAGCGCGCAGGCGAAGACTCAACCGTCGCGGTGCGGAGCAGGCAGCAGGGCGAGAAGTCCGACTTGAGCTTCCGGCAGAAACAGGAGATCGAACAGATTCAGCTGCGCATCGCCGAAGCGAACCGCAACCTCGACCCGATCGCCCGGGCGCAAGCGGAAGCCGATCTGGACAGTCGTGTCCGCGAAAAAGAGGCGTCCGACATGAACGAACGCCATGAAGCCGAAATGCTCCAGATGCGTCGGGTGGAAGAGGACCGGACAAGGATCCTCCAGTTGGGTTTCGACAACGAGAAACGCAACATGGACGAACGCCACACAGCCGAAATGCTCCAGATGCGTCGGGTGGGAGAGGACGAAGCAAAGTTCCTCCAGTTGCGTCTCGACAACGAAGACGAACTACGAGAGCTTGCTATCAAGTCGCAACAGGATCAGCTGAAAGCGTTCTCGGATGCAGCGAAAGCGATGACCAAAGAGATCGCCGACGCAGTAAAAAGCTACCTCGCCTTGCAGGCTTCCGTAAAAAAGGCGGAAGAATCATTGCGAGACGACTGGCTCGACAGGTTCAAGATGCTGGTCGGTGGCGGATCGAAAGACACAAACAAAGTGCTTCTCGCCGGTCAGAACGCCGGTCTGACGGCCGCACAGATCCGGGAGATCACCAAAGCGGCGGGAGTCGTAGCTCTGACTAGCTCGGCTGAGGTCAAAGCGGCCGCAGCAACCGCGGCGGGGATGGCCGCTGCGGAGATCGACCGGATTCTCGCCCAGGTCGGGGGTGCACTACCCGTTCCTCCGAAACCTGTGAAACACGTACCGATCAGTTCTCCGCTGCGGACGCCGCCGAAGTCGACTGCCAAGGCACGGAATGCGTTCTCCGGTCCGCTCATCACTATGCGGGGAACCGTCATCCAAAACTCTACTGACGCCGATCTGGTGGCGCAGCGCACAATCGCCGCACTGTCGGCTGCCGGGATGCGTCTCTGATGGCAAGGATCATCGCAGGGGACCAGTCATTCAACATTGAACCGTCGATTGGTCCGTCGTCGGGCAGCACCCCGATACAGCCCGTCACTTCGTTCGGTTCGGCGACGGCATCTTTGGCTGTCACGTTGGCCGGTGCATCAGTGACGTTGGTGGTGCTCGGTGGCGCACCGGAAGCCGCCGTCGTAGACGAACTTGTCACCGACCTCTGGTTGCTCGGCGACTTCCCGATGCGCTACCGCTTGTGGGCGGTGTGGCAGGACTTCGACTCGCAAGGCGACGACCGAGTCTCGTTCCAGGCGGTCACCTACGAACGCTTAATGAACCGCCGACTGTTCGGCGCGGGCGGCCTGCTCGCCAGCGCCGTCGACGTCGGGACGATCGTGTGGGATGCAATCCAGCACACGCAAGCGAAACCGGGCGGCGACCTCGGCATCACCGCTGGCAACATAGTGACGGGGGTGACAACTTCGATCGACTGGCTTCCCGGCCAGAACATCGGCAGCGTCCTCGAAGAGATGATGAACGCCACCAACTGTTACTGGGTGATCGACTCGGAACTGCAACTCCACGTCTACAGCCGTGACGCTGCCGTACCGATCGTCGAGCCGCTCATGTGGGGGATCAACGTCCACGAAATGCAGAGAGCGTCAGCTGGCGTCGGGTTCGCCAACAGTGTTTTCGCGTCAGGCAGTGCGGCGACGGTCCCCGTGTTCTCAACCCACCCTGACATCGCCACCGACCCGAGAGGCTTGTGGGAGACGGCGATAGCAAGACCCAACGACTTCACGCAGGCATACCTGCAAGAAGCCGCCGACGGCGAGCTAGCCATCAGCTATTTGGGTTTGTCTCACTGGAACGTCACCTACGTCACCGAACATTGGATTGGCGCGTCGCGCATCTCTCCCGGCGACAGGGCCGTCCTCGTCGTACCGTCGTCGCTGGCCGGACCGGCATCGCCACCGCCGACCGTGAACGTCGAATGCGTTTCGATGACGATGTCTTTCACCGGCGACGGGGCCCTCGAAATCGGGGCCGTATTCAACGAACTCCCAGCTGACTAGCTGGCTAGAGGTAGAGTCGCAGTATGGCTTACGCACCGCCGCCACAGGTCGGCCCATCCAAGATGGCGTTATGGGAACCATCACTCGGCCGCCTCGAACTCGGTGACAAACCGTTCGTCGTCGAATCGTTTCAGATCAGTTCGCCCGAAATCCGTGCGAACGTGAAGAACCGGTCACTGATGGACGGCGTCTTCGACGACACCTTGTACTACGGGGCGTCGGCGATCACGGTCACCACCCGCCTCGCATCCCACATCAAATGCTCGGCGTCGGCCGCCAACTACAAGACCAGGGAACTCCGTAACGAACTGGTCCGATACTGCAACCCGCGGCTCCGGCCGCGACTGTACTGGCTGTACCCCGGCGACACGATCGGGCAGTGGGCTACAGTCCGCGGCGACTCCTGGCCGTTCACGATCGACGCACAGAAGTACCCGGCGCTGACTGTCCAGTTCCGAAACCCGCTTGGCAGCATGTCGCTCGGTGACCCACAGGATGCACCGAACTGGGCGGCGGCGCTACCCGGCGACGTACCGGAAGGCCGCAACTACAACCTCGCTTTCAACCGCTCCTACCCTGAACTGCTTGTCCCGGTCGGGGCGGCTCTCGTCAACAACGAAGGCAACTCGAAGTCGGGCTGGGAAATGCAGGTCCAGGGGCCGTTCGAGGCTGGTGCAAAAGTGACGCTTGGCGGCGTGGAGATCCAGCTGAACCAGGAACTGTTGCCCGGACAGTTCGCCAGGTTGCGGACGTTGAACAAGACGATCTTCCGAGACAACGGCACCTCCTACTACCCGTACACCAACTTCGGTGAATGGGTGTGGGACGACGTGCTGCTGTCTCCTGGTGTCACCGAGATCGCATTCGACGGCCAGGTCGGCGGGGTACCATCCGGCTTCGCTACGATCGAGTGGCACTCGACAGTCATCTAGTCGGCTAGTGTTGCTGATATGGCTTCCGTTGCTCTTGCCAAAGGTCCGCTCTGGATGCAGAACGTCGAGTACCCTGCCGTTTGGGACCGCACCTTCTATGACGCTCTTCTAGAGGAAGGGTTTTTTGCTGGCGGTGGAGTAGTCACGGCTGCCGGTGGCATGGATATTAGTGTCACTCCGTTCCGGTGCGCCGTCGCCGGGGACGAAGTGACCGGTCAAGGCAAATACTTTGTTGACTCAGAGGCGACGGTTGTTCTCACTGTGGCGTCCGCCGGTGTGGATCGCACCGAATACGTCTACCTTGCTATCAACGACCCATCGGTGGTCGGAGGGCGGGCCGGTAACAATGCGACAGTCGAGTCTGGCGCGGCACTGCCAGCGGACTCGACGTTACTGATCGCAACGATCTCGTTGCTGGCCGGAGTTGTCACGATCACGAACGGGATGATCACTGACGGGCGAGTGTTCACCAGCCTCAACCTAGACGTCAGCGGTCTGGTCGGTGGTGGCGACATGCTGACGACTGCGAACCTGAATGATCTGACCAATACCACAACGGCCCGCACCAATCTTGGGTTGGGAACGTTGGCGGTGGTCACACCGACCGGGACGCCGAGCGGCACAACGTTTTTGCGTGGTGACAATGTGTGGGCGGCTGCCGGTTTGGCTGGCACCGATGGTGACGTTATTGCGTATCAGCCGTTGCTGTATCGCAACGATGAACGATCCACTGAACTGACCTATACGGGTGACGATCTGACACAAGTGTTGGAGAAGGACGGGGCAACAA